AACTGACCAATAGAAATTTGTCCTGAACTTGGAATAGGACCATTAGGTGCAGGGGTAGCTGCAGGAACATTTGCTCCTCCAGAATAGTATTCAGATAAAGATATAGGATTAGACCCACCAAACTCTGTTTGAATGTCTGATAATCCAACGTTTGTTGAAGGAACTGGCATTATTTATTTTCCTTAGTTAATTTTTCTACTTTATCAGATAATACTTTAACTGCTTCAATTAATAAACATGTCAGTCTATCATATTTTACAGCTTTGATACCATCTGGTCTTTGTGCAACTGCTTCTGGTAAAACTTTTTCAACTTCTTGAGCAATGACTCCAACATCTTTTTTTCTAACAAAGTAACCATCTTCACCACCTCTTTGATCTATATATTCTTTTTTCCAATCAAATAATACACCATTTAATTTTTTTAAAGACTCTATTGGATCAGGTATATTTGTAATATTTTCTTTAAGTGCAACGTCTGAAGAATAAAAAGCAGTTACATCATTAGTTGCTCTAATTTCTCCTGTAGTTCCTGAAGCAGCAGTTCCAACTCCAAATGAATCAAATTGTACGTCATTACCTGTTCCTAAACTTAAAGAATTTCTTGCAGTCGCTCCAGATTCAGTAACAAAATTAGTTCCGTCTCCTACTATAAAATTCCCATTTGTAACTGCTAGATTAGATAGATCTTGTAATTGTGCTGTATTTTGAAATATTTCAACAACATTAGTTCCATCAGAATAGACTATAGCTGCATTTTTTTCTGTAGTTCCAAATGTAAAGCCTGTTCCTGAAACAGTTTTAAATTGAACTGTAAAAGCTCCTGTTGTTCCATTTATTAAAATATAAGTTTTTTCAATTGAATCAGGAATTGTTACAATTTGATTGCCTGTAATTGTTCCTGTAAATTTTATAACAGCATTTCTTGCATTAGATAAAGTAGCATCCGTCATAGCAAGAGGAGTTGTTTGAGCTACTCCTGCAATAGATACTTCTTGATATCCAGCAATTGCTTGTTGGACTAAATTTAAATTTGTGTTGGTTTTATCGCCCCATGTCCCAGAGTTTTCCCCTGTGACCATTAACTCTAAACCTAATTCTGAATAACTTGATGGCATAATTTAATTATATCCTTATTAAGCTGCTCTATCAACCTCAGTCCATTTATTATTAACCCCAGGATTTATTTCACTCCAAGCGGTAATGAGTACAGAACCCGATGCCGTTGACATTGAAACACCTGTGGTTTCAGCACTTGCATCATCTGCGGTTGCTTGACCTACAGCGGTTGATAATTCTACACCTGATACAGTGTACGTTGAATTATGGTCTACGTCACCCACTGCTGTCGTTAATTGAATTCCTGTAACAGAAACGTTTCCTGTACCTGTTAAACTTACATCTCCCGCTACAGAATTTAAATTAATTCCAGTAACAGCAACATCAGCATCTGCATCCGTGTCTTCGTTTCCAATAAAGGTATTTAAAGCAATTCCTGTTACAGGAACATCCGCGTTTGCTCTAGCAATCTCATTTCCAATTTGGAATGTTAAACTAACTCCTGTAGTAGGAACTTCAGTTAGAGGGAAAGCTTCAACGTCACCTGCAGATGGTGTTAAATTAATTCCAGTAACAGAAACATTAGCATCTGCGTCTGTATCTTCATTACCTATAGTGGTCGTTAATAAGTTTGTTGCAGGTATGATATCAGCATTAGCTGTTACAATAACATTTTCAGGTGCAATAGTGCTTGGACTTTCTGAAGCAAAAGGTGCCTCAGCAAAAGCTGTTAAAGTGTCTTCGTAAGTTGTAATATTTGTAACAGTTAAATTACCCGCTGAAGTAACTTCAACTGTAATATCGGTAAAAGATTCTTCATCACCAACTGCAAAAGTTAATGAATTTCCTGTTAAAGATACATCAACAACAGAGCTTCCATTAGCTGTATCTACAGCACTTGTTAAACTTTCTCCTGTAACATTAACGTCTGCATTCGCCTGTGCAGTTGAATTTTCAATTTGAGAAGTTAAAGCTATTCCACTTGGGTAAGCAATTACATCCGAAGCTTCTGCACCAAAAGGTGTCTCTGAATATGCACTAACTCCTAGAGCCATAAATTAGGCTCCTTTTTTAAGTTCTTCTATTTCTTTTTTAAGTTCTTTTACAGATTCAATTAATACTGCACAAAGTCTTTCATATCGAACTGCTTTAGATCCATCTTCTCTTGTTGCAACAAGTTCAGGTAAAACTGCTTCTACATCTTGTGCAATTACCCCAACTTCTTTTTCATCTTTTAGATGTGCATTTTTTTCTAAAGCTTCTTTTGTCCAGTTATAGTAAACACCATTTAATTTAGAAACCTTATCTAAAGAATTATCAATGTTTACAATATTTTGTTTTAAATTTCTATCAGAAGTGTTAAAAGCTGTAATATCTCCTGTGGCTGTGATAGCACCTGTTACTGCTAAAGTAGATCCATCAAATGTCATATTTGCTTCTGCATTCATACCATCAGTGCCAGTTGCAGTAACAACTCTGTTGTTTGAACCATTGGTCATGAAGTCAGATACATCAACAGAAATAGAGTCTGCTGCAACGTCAATACCAGTCCCCGCACCAACGGCTAGTGATCCAGATGTTGTAACAGATCCTGTTAATCCATTTCCACCCGTAACTGAAGTTACAGTACCTGTATTTGTAGTAAATCCAGAGTCATTATTAAATCCTGAAATATTAATATTTGCTTTTGTTAATTTCTTTTGAGCATTTACGGAGTCTACTACAACAAAAAAATCTCCGTCTGCATCTGAAGTGGAAGTTGTAAGTTCGGATAAATCAACATCAATCGCATCTGCTGTGACATCAATAAGAGCACCTGCTCCAACATTTAATGTTACATCTCCAGAAGCTCCACCACCTGTTAAACCATTTCCCGCTGTAACTCCTGTAATATCACCAACGTTAATAGAGCCACCTAAAGCAGTTGGGGTTCCGTTGATTGTAATTGAATCATTAGCTAAAGCTGTGTTTGGAATAGCACTTAATCTATCATTAGGAACCGTTCCACTTGCTAAATCCGAAGCATCTAAATTAGTTAAATTTGCTCCACTGATTGCTGGTAAAGTCGCTGGAAACCTTGCATCAGGAACCGTTCCTGAAGATAAGTTAGAAGCATTTAAAGAAGATCCATCAATAAATCCACTGTCATTATTAAACCCTGAAATAGCTATGTTGCCTTTAGTTAATTTCTTTTGAGCACCTACTGAATCTACAACTGCGAAAAAATCACCATCAGCATCAGCTGTAGAAGTTGTTAATTCATTTAGATCTACTGCTAAAGTTGGAGTAGACCCTTCGCCAGAAGCTGCTCCTGTGATACCTTCTCCTGCAGTAATAGTTGCTACATAGTCTCCAGTAGTATCTGTCGTTAATGTAACTGTGTTTAATTCTGCAATTGATCCTAGTCCTAATGTCGTTCTTTGTGCTGCAGCATCCGCATCATCTAATAATGCTTTACCTGCAGTTGTTAAATCAAAAGTTCCTGCAGTGCCTGAACCTGTAAATTGAATACCTTTATCTGCTGCTGAAGTTAATCCTCCAATTGCAGCAAGTTCTGCATCAAGTCTTGCATTAGCTACTGTTCCAGTTGCTAAATTATCTGCATTTAAATTTGTTAAGTTAGACCCATTGTTTGCAACAATGTTTCCACTTGAATCAAGGATAACGGCTTTGGATGCTGGTAATGTACAAAATACATTTTTAGTTCCTGCAGAAAAGTTTACTTTAGCATCACTATTAGATGATGATATAATTGTGTCTCTTGATAAAGTACCTGCACCAACAGTTCCAAGTCCTACTTCAAATTCACCGTTTGAGTTTACAATTGAGTAATACGTTGTGTTTGTATTTCCAATTGCAGATGAAAAAGTTTCAAAACCAGATACTGCTCCTGCAAGTGTAAAAGTTACCGTACCAGTAGTGGTAGAGGTTTCTTTTACTCTATCATTAACAACCAAAGCCATTTAAACTCCTTTATGATATTCTTAAAATTGCAGCAGATGTCGTAAAGTCAGGGAATTGGATAGTAAATGTTCCTGATGTTGCAGTTTTATCACCACCAAAATCCAAAACACAAACTGATGGATCACCAGCTACTGTGTCGTTATAAATTACTGCACCTCTCGCTGTTAATGTTACCCCTGTAAATGATAAATCATTAAAATCAACGATCGCTACGCCTGATGCAACAGAAGTTTGTTGACCAGTTAATACTCCGCCACCAGCTGTATATTGTCCCGATGGTGCCACTTCGCTTCCTGTTGTGTATGAAGTTGTCGCTGCGGATAAATTTGCAACTGATGTATAAAGTGCTAATTTAAAAGTGTTTCCACCTGTATCTAAATCATGTACTCCGTCTAATAACTCTTTTTTAAAAGAATTTGTTACTGCTTGTGATATTGCCATGTTATTACTCCTTATATTTAATTATTGGGTGAAGGTGAAGGTATTTTAACCCTTGGTACTCCATCCACAAATTCGTCTCTTCTTCTTCTGCCCATTTGTTCTAAAGCATAAGATTGAATAGCTTCATTATACCTGTTTTGATATAAGTTGTACATATCGGCAGGTCCTTTTAAGTAACCATAAGCTTCAACTAAACAAGCATATAAAATTAAATCAGGCGCTTTATTAGATAATTCTGTAGTTTGATTTGTAGTAGTCAAAGCAGGGGGAGTTACAATGTAATTAAGTTGAATTACATATGCGGAATTAGGTGTTGGAGCTACAACAATACTATTTGCATCCCAATTAGCCCAATATTTAGGCAATCCTGTTGTTCCACCATTATTATACTCTGAAATAAAACTAGTATCTCTTTTATCTAAAAAAGTTCTATCGGAACCATTAATCACCTGCACAGATCTGATAATTTGCGTATCTGGTAAAGTGACATATCTGTTACCACTAGTAAAATTAGAGGTAGCATATTTTCTAGCATAATCAGCATCTACTTCTCTAAATATTCTAAATTCAGCATCTCTAATAAAACCGTTAACAATAGTAGACGTTAATACATTTGAATCAACTTCTGTATAATCTCTAATTTTTTGTACAAGTTCTGCGTAAGTCATATTATGTAATTGTTATTGTAACATTTCCTACTCTAGTTCCAACCTGTCTCTTATTATTTTCTTCAAGAGGTGAAGTTGAGGGTTGCATTCCATTTGAAGTAAATTGACCATCCCAATATTGTGGATCAAGGTACACGGTTACTGGTGCAGCTCTTTGTGGTCTAGCATTCCATAAAGCGATAGGATCAGCTTTTTTAGGTCTAGGATCTAATTGTGGATGTTTAGCTTCAAACTCTGAAGTATGCACCCATGAACCATTCCATTCTTTTACCATTTCTTTATATGGAAAAGCTTGTCCTGATCTATCTGATATGGATTGTGCGAATCTTCCTTTAGCGTATGCCATTATGACCCCTGTGGAAAGTAAACATTAGGTGTGATGTAAACAGAAGTTCTTTGTCCATCTTCTTCTAACGCTCTTTTTAATTCATCTTCGTATAATAATTTTAATGCTTGTATTCTATCAGGTGCAATTTTTTGTGATAAATAAAATGCTAAACCTGAAACCATGCATGGATAAAATCTGTAAGGCATATCCGTTGTGTTTGAATAAGCTCCTGCATCTTCAATTCTAGCAATGTAATAATAAAAAACATTTGTAACTGCAGAAGTATCTGGAGCTAAATATAAAGTTATAGTTGGTGCAATTTGTCTATTAACATAATACTGAGAAGGTGTTCCTGAATCAGATTTATTTGGAATTGCAATGTATTCAGATCTAGAAATTTTAGTTAAAGATTGTTGTGTACCCCCTGTCGTAGTTACAACCATTTCTAATACATCACTACAATCACTAGGTGTAGTGTATGTTGCTTGTCCATTAACTAAAGTTTCAGTTCGTGACTTTACTTTCCAAAGGTTAATACCTCTGTTACCCCATTCTGAAAATAAAAGATTTAAACTTCTTCTTGCTGATTTAATATCGTGACCAGAATTAGTTCTTACGCCACATCTTTCGTAGGCTTCTTCGATTGTTTCATCAATCGTAATATTAAAACTTGTAGTCCCAGATGTAGCCATGTCATGATCCTAAAATTATATTCTGCCAGACATTTTGTAATTTTTATGTCCGCCACCCATTAAACCGCCAGCTTTTGCTTTTTTCATTTTTTTAAAATCTGCGCCTGTAATTTTATCTTTAGGCTCAGCCACTGCAGCTAGTTTTTTCTGTTTAGGTGAAAGTTCTTTATCTTTTTTCATTACATTACTCCTTTTATAAATCTATCATACCACCATAATATAGTTTAGTAAATGCACCCTTAGATGCCATTGTCTTAACATTATCTGGTTTAGGGCCACTGTTGGACGCTTGGCGCTTTCGTGCGACAGCACTCGCCTTTTCTGACTTTGTCATCCGTGTGGCTTTTGCAAGTGGTACACATTTTGGATACTTTCTTCCTTTTGAACCACTGGCTGATTTTCTTCCACATTCTTGGTACTTTCCTTCTTTTTTAGGTGCACCTATATCCACCCATTTTTCTTTAAACCATTTATCTAGACTCATTTGAGTAGGTCACCATAATAATCTTCATATGATTTATTAGACACGTATGAGTCATCAGCTAGTGTAGATTTTATATGACTACCAAAATACTCTGATCTTTTTTTGTATTCTGCTGGAGTTTCTGTCTCCATTACTGGACGATGAATTTTGGCATGATCGACCATAACACCTAATTTAGCTTTTTTAGGACCCCAGTCTTTTCTTTTTACACCCGAAGGATCTTTTATTTTACCCGCACAAATCTTACTAGCATATGCGTTTGCATACGCTGACGGATAAACTTTGAATTTTCTTTTAGCGGCCGCTTTGCCTCTAGCACATAGTTTTGTCATCGTGTCTAAGCCTCTTTCGGTTGTACAACTTCTTAGATTGTACCACTTTTGGTTTAAACAGTAAACGTCCTGCTAAGAGCATTTTTGCGATAGGGTTTCTTAACTTGAAGTTTCTTTTTTTCTTGTTTTTTCTCTGTTCTCGCGCCACGTAATTTACCTTCAATTTGTTTTGGCATTTGTGATCTTGTTATTCCCATTACAATATATCCTTAAATTTTCCTATAACTGGTTTATATTTGACTTTACCCTCAGATCTAAATGCATGCAAGCAACTTGCTCTTCTTTGTTCAGGAATATAACTACAATGAATCCAACCACTATTTGGTTCTCCTGGATTATAAAACTCTAATATAAGTTGATCATATTCTAAATTATCTTTTATCCAATCTGCAACTTCTGCGTTATCTACACCAGGACATTCAAAGTCTGCAGCTTCTGCTTTTGTATGCTGACTATTAATAGAACTGCCTATGGTTAAACATAATTCACCACTGCGAAATCCGCTAGTCACAGTAACTCTTCCGAATCGATCTCTTACAGGTTGTAATATATTTTCACAAAGTGTTTTTAATTTTTCTACTTGGTCTGCTGATGGATTATTATTTATACCCTTACGAATAGCTGTATCTGATTTTGTTAATTCTGAAAGAGTAAAATTACGAGAAAGGTTCATTTTATTTTGGTTGTATAATATTTTCTATATATAAGCTACCATCAATATTTTTACCTATATTAGCTTCAACTTCACCACACATCAACTGTTGATCCTCTTGATTTATATGCCTTTGAGCTTCTCTTTTATGTTTTAAACAATCACTCATTGAGTTTTGAATTCTATGTTCAAGAAGTTCTCCATTTACAAATAAACATA